CGCTATAGCCCCGACTTCAGACTGATACTCATCATACGAAATTAACTCATTCGCATCTATTGCACGAATTTCTGCAATATTAATCTCTTTCAGTAATTTTTTATACTGATTATTTTGTGAGATTTGTCGATTCGTAGATGAAATATTTTTAATTTCAGCCATAAGACTGCTGGCTTCATCCTCATCTTCTTCCGAGATTTTCGGAATATTTACAAGTTCTCGTGGGGTAGTATCGGTCAATCGATTATTTTCTAACCATTTTTCAATGGTCGATATACGACCTTCGAGATTTGAGAATTCTTGTTCAACCTCTCTTGATGCTTCTTTAAAAATTTCAAATAGGTTTACATACTTTTCAAGTCCTAACAAATCGATGAGAAACTTTTTTCGATTTGCATCGGTCGCTGTAAGAAAATTCAAACTAGCATTAGTATTTTGATATACTACTTGAGAAAAAGTTTTGAAGTCAACTCCAATAACTTCCTGTATAGTTTTGTAAGTATTGGTAGCCGTGTGACTACCAATATCTTCACCATTTTTTAGAAACTTTACTTTCAAAGAAGACTTTCTCTGAAGGTCAATTTCATATTCATCTTCTCCCTTAGAGAAAGAGAGATAGATTGAATATCCAGCGTTTAACTCTCGATTGGGAATATCTGCTTTTTTAATTCCCTTCGAGTTTTTGTTAAACAAAACTTCTTCGAGTATTAATGGAATTGAAGATTTACCAACCCCGTTGCTACCCAATATCTGAGTAAGGCGAGTGGAGGATAAATCAATTTCATTGTCTTCTCCATACGAGAAACAATTACTCCACTTCAAGGTTTTTAGCGTAATCATTAAATATTCCTACTATATCTGGTATTTTTTCTTCATTTATTTCTAATACATAGAGAAGATACTCTACTAATTCTTCTCCTATCGTAAGCTCCTTGTCAAGAACAAGAGTAGCTTCAGAACTTCGTTTTACGACTTTCTTATCAAGAAGTTCAGTAGAGGCTACTTTCGCAAGATCGCCCAGGTCTCCTTCGAGTTCATAGATTACATGATCGTACAATCCTGTAGTCATCTCAGAAGGGTCTGAAACGGTCTTACGAAGTAGTTGTGGAAGCTCTAACTTCTCCCAGTACCATTCCCAGTCATCCATTATCATTAGCACTCCAGTTTCCACTTTTGATCGATGAAAACTTGTAGTCATAGGACTACCTGGATATACTATGTTTCTTTGGCAGTTCGAGTGAGAGTGCAGATCTCCCGCAAAAACAACCGGAAAACGGTCAAAGCGATTTAAATCAACCTCTGGAGTGACGTGAGGAGGAATCTCTCCGCGAACATGAGTGAACACGGGAAAGTCCTTATTTAGCATCTCTATAGAGTTTTTCTTGTGTAAATCACAGTAAGGCAAAATGCTAAAACCTCTTTCATCCTCATATGCCTCATCAATTATAGTCACTTTTGGATTAATTGAAGTCGTTACTTCTTTTAAAGAACTAAAGAAAGTTTTATTTTTCTTTGTAGCTTCGTGGTTGCCGTCATAAATTAGTGTTTCAATTTCACACTTTTTTACAAAAGCAAAATATAATTCTAATTCTTCTATCGTTGGAACTCTGTCGAATAGGTCGCCGCCAATAATGTGCACATCTGCATCTTCTTCCAGTAAATGAATCTGGTGAAAGAACGTGTCATAGCGAGCACGTGCCCAATTTAAGGGCACGTTTTTCTGACCAAGTTTAATATGCCAATCGGCAGAGAATAGAATTTTCATTAGGCAACGTCAAACTCGTCTTCAATAGATTCATCTACATTCTCATCAGCACCAGCACCGCCAGCCATAATTCGCTCAAGCAGTTCTTTCTGTGCGTCAGGAGTAGGACGAGGTAGTAACTCATCAATAGGAGTAGCAGAAGCTACAACATCTTTCTCTTCATCAGATAAAGGACGAATGCCTTTCTGACACTTCAGAGTTTGAAGAGTATACTCAACGTTATAAACATTTGGACCATTCTTTGTTCGCTTGAAATGAATATCCCAACCGTTTTCAATATCGGTTGGATCACCCAAATCTTCAGCAGCTACAAGAATTTGATCCATCAACTTCTTCTTGAGGTTAAATACTTTTGCTTTACCGTCCGTGGGGTCGATGCACTGTACAGAGTAGGACCAGCCACACTTGAGATCAGG